ATGAATGATAAATTTAAGATGCTCATTGAATTAAACATAACAGATAACAACATAGTAATAATAGAAGAGATAACACAGCTGATGCTTGAGAATAATGCGATTTCATTTTTGGATTATAGCAATGTTCTTACGGCTGCTACGTGTTTTAAGGCTATTAATCAAGAACATGAAGAGATTCCAAATAACGTTATAGTATTTGAGGATAAAAAGGCTGGGTGTTTATAATAGAAGAAAAACTAGAAATTGCAATTACAACTCATATAAGAGTTAGTCCTGAGAATAGGAAACAGGTGAGGTATTTAATAGAGAAGCTAGCTGAGGTTGAGGCTATAAGTTTAGAAGATAAAAGTGTTATTAAAGAAATGGCTGAAGCTTTTGAGGAATAAGTGCAGCTTATGGCCCTTGGAGCTATCGATGAGGGAACTGGTGAAGCGGTTATATTGGGGACGGCGTGCTTGAAATAAAAATCCCAAGGCTTATATTTAACTTGGGATTTTTATTAGCTAAAATAACTATAATATTTACGCTGTTTCATTAGCATTATTATCTAGATTTGAAAGTGCAGTTTCTAACTCTGCTAAAGTAACCTGATTTTGACCCATTAGCTCAGTAATAATATCTATAGATAATCTCTTTTTAAAACTTGCCTCTACAGCTTCCCATCCACTTTGATTTGCCTGATTGAATTTACTGAGTAAAAACGGTATAATTATAAAATATAAATTAATGAATATTTGTTCCAATTCCATAGGTTGTGGGTTTTGAGTAGCAATTTCACAGCATGCACCTCTAAAAACTCCGAGCCTGCCATCATAATCCAAATAAAAACTGTAGTTGGCTCGGTTATTATGCCTGATGTTTATTTTTAAACTTACGAGCGTTTCATCCATACTAACTAAAGACTTTAAAGGAATCTCATTGTCTATGTTTGAACCTTCCCCACTATATGAATTTTCTCTTCTATCAGTATCGCTCCTAAATCCTCTTACATCCTCAAGAAGTATACTGCTTTCATGTAACTGTAGTGTCTGCCCTTTATTTGTTAGTAACCAATAATAAAAACTTTTATCAAAAGTGTATCCAGGAATATCTCTAACCGCTATTTCACCCCACCTTGATTGTGTTTTTTTCCTTGATTCCATAAGATTGCTTCTTATTTTGCCTTCCATACCCTTTTGTCCACAAACTATCGAATATGTAGAGCCCATATATTCTATGAACAATACAAAACTAAGATTGTTATTTACTCTCAAATCCTTAGGTAATGGTGTACCATCTGGTAAAATCATAGATCCCTCAGGAACTGAATTTGTTTCAATTTGAGCAATAGCTCTTAAATATCTTATATTTGTATTATTTATTGCTGATGTATGAATTATATACTCAGCCTCTCCATTTGCTAGCCATTTGCATGATAATACTTTTTCTTCAATCGGAACAGAACAATTCATAAGACTTAGTATTGGTTTAGAATAATCCTCTCTTATCAACGGAATAATTTCTTCTAAAGTTTTATCTAACTTCCAAATACAAACATTAATACTTCTCAAACTCCCATCTCCCCATATTATTTTATAAATTGAATTAAATAATATCCCTCTTCCAAATCTATATTTACATCCACAAACCGTCTCTGAAGGAAACTTATCTTCTCACCGTTAACGTGTAGCTTAGCCTTAATAAAATACTTGCCATCTTGCACCGGAGGATTGTCCATATTTTCATTAACAATAAACGGATAATCTTTAACACATGGTACATTGTAATCAAGTTTACTAGTAATAAGACTGGTTATATCTATATTGAATGAGGTATTATTATCTTCAATATCTTCTGAAGAAATGCATGATTGACATAACAATTCATCTCCTGGTGGCTGAAATGAAACCACCAATTCAAATTTACATTTTCTAAATAAAAATGATGCAAAAGAAGCCCATAGTGTTGACTTATTCTTTAAACTTATTGTTAGTTTCACTTTTCTTGAATCTTCACGTGAGCTCCCATGATGATATATAATGGTTTCCTCTTTATCTGCAACAGTTGAGTTTCTCATTTTAACATTAATTATTATAGGTTTTGTTTTGAAGCTACTGAAACTTACTATAATAATATAAATTATATAGGGGATAAGTATAGCTGAACTATCTCTTAATTTAGTTAAAAAATCTTTTTGTGTATAGAGGTTTTTGTTATAGAACAAATAAATAAGGGTCATAAATGAAACCTTTATAGTTTCTTCTATAATCTTGTCTTTTAGATTATCTATCTTTTTTTTCATTTGCTCTACTCCACTACTTTATTAAATTCTTCCTAATAGAAGTTTATTTATATTCTTATCTTCCACTAACCTTTGTAGCATTTCATCAGTAGAACTAAAATTTAAAACACCTTCATTTGTTAGTTCTATTTCCATACTATCATAGATAAATTTCATGCTTTTTATTTCTGTATCATATTGTTCTAAAATATGTAAAACATATTTATATAAATCTGTATTTCTACTAGTCCACATTAGATCTTCTAGAGTTTCATATTCTAGCTCATACTTAACACTATCATCTATAAAATCAATATCGCACACTTTTATGTCTATCTTTCCATGTGCTAAAGAATATAATATTTCCTTAAAAACATTTTGGCTAACAAAGTAAGGCTTAACATTGAGTTCCTTCTGAAAAGCATATCTATTCTGTTTATTATAAATATTCTTGTCTATACCTATGAGCTTATTGCTAAAGCAGAATATATCATGGTATTTAAAGCATATACTACTATCTTTACGACAATTAATATATAGGAACAAGTTTTTAGTCAATGCTACTCCCTCCTTTATTTAGTATTTATATATAAATTATACATTAGTTTTTTGAAAAATAAACATATATTTTATTTTTTTATATTGCCTAAAAATAAAAAAAGCCTAGAAGGATTTATCACTCTAAGCTTGTTCTTGATTTATATTCTCTAAATGCTTCCCTATTAATAAACCGTCAAAAGTTATATCCAGTTATTTATTTGAAGAAGTATCCAATTTACTTTAGTAGTCATATTTTAAGCTAAATAATTTCAAATTACTCTTCTATATACCAGGCTCTAAAAATATGTCATTCAGAGCTTGGTAAAGATTTTTTATAGACTTCTATTCTTTTTAAAGCTTTGTCAACTATTTTAAACAATATAGATAATAATAAAATAAATAAATCCATTATAAAAACAATTTCAACTATAGTTCCAACAATCTTCATACGAGACGCGAAAAGAAAAGCAAAAACAGTAACAAGTGATAGATTCAAAGCATATACACTAATAAAAATTCTCATAGACATTCTATAAATCTCTTCAAAATTTATATTCTTAACTTTTACAGATGTTGTAATTAAGTATTTTATTCTAGAAATCGACCTCTTAATACATATTATAGATGCTATTATTGCAGACAATACAATTAAGATTATTAATATTATACCTAATAACTTAAACAACATTAAAGTAATCTTTGAAAAACTATATCCACTTATCCTGTCAATACTATAAATAGTGCTATTTATTAGTTTATCTATATTTACTTGGTTGGTTAAATAATCATATTTACTAAAAAACTTAAAGAAAGAATACATAAGTGCTGGCGCAAATATAAAGATATATGCTAATACAAGTAATTTTTTAGTAATGCTAAGTTTCTTAAACTGCGAAAAATAACTATAGAAGATACTATAACCATTTTTAATTCTTATGAAAAATAATATAATCAATTTCTTAATCCCACTGAAAAATAAATCAAATGTGATTTTTGATGCTAAGCAATCACAAAAATTGCTATCAAAATCTGCACAATATTTCTTACTAAATTCATTTATTAGCGTCGTAATATTGGAAGCGACTCTATCAACAGACAAGATTAGAGCAAATAACAATACAAAAAATTGAAAAGTAAACACATTTGTATAACCAATTTTATCCTTGTACATTGACTCTATAGAATTTAATGTACTTACTGAGACTATAATAGTTGACAATCCATATAACATTAGCTTTCTTTTATTTTTTTTATATGAATCGTTAATACCATAAGTATATATTATAAACATAATAAGCAGTGAGGCAAGGAAAATATAGCTAATAAAAACATTCTCATTAACAACTTCTAGCCCAGTAACTTTAATATAATTATCAGTTATATATGATAATATATAGACTAAACCTATCCAACTTAATATGTAAAAAGTTAAGTTATAAAAAACACCTTTGATACTAATATCCCTAACTAAGGACAGAATTAAAAGTTTAATTTTTGATGCTATATTAAATTTGTCGTCAAGCAAGTTTTGAAATGTTATTGCCATTAGTATAAATAAGAAGAGAATAAAAATAGTAAAAAAGTTTAAAAAAAGCTTACCACTGCTAAAAAGTACAATTACGATGTAAATTGTTGAACTTATTATGGTATTTATTGCTAGTATAAAAATTAAGTTCACCATTGCAACGTAATGTATTTTTTTTTGCTTATGGTAATAGTTTATCCAAGCTTCAAACATGCATAATATATACATCACTTTTTTCTTTTTTATACAATCCACAGCAAGTAACCTCCTAAGTCATAATCAAATTTTAGTTATTTTGCAGCAAACTAATTTATATCTCTCCCCAATTAATAACATTATCGTTATATATTATAAAATCTTTATAGTTGTTGGTAAGTAATTTAATAGTACAAAAATAAGCCTAGAGAATTTTACCTCTAGGCTTCTACTATTGGTGACACTCATCATTTTCAACTATAAATTTCTAATATAGTCTGCATTAGCGAATATTTCATATTCCTCTACTCTTCTGTTTAGCAACCCCTGCAATGTCTTTCCTCCAGCCTTGGACCATGCTGTGAAGTTATCTTTGAGGCTACTGTCTCTAATACCGCTTACAATTCTGTTGTAAAGTGTGCTTCCAAGTATAGCCGCTACTCCACAGTTATATGCAAAAGAGCATAGAGCATCAAATTGGTTCTGAGTTAAAACAACACCTTTCTTATCAAGGCTTGTTTTGATTTGTCTAGCCATAGCATTAATCTCTTCCTTTAAAAACTGAGTTGCCTGTGCCTCTGTTATTGTGCCTAGTGCTACATAATCTTTATTGGTAGTACCGTAACCTATTGTTTTTACTCCTACTGCATCATTATAGGCAGTTGCACGAAAGCCCTCATATTTCTTTACAAAATCAACTAACTTATCTGAAACTAAGCTAGAATTTTCTAATAAGGCACCATCTGCACCAAAGCTATATGCTTTTCCTTCTATATTAGAAGTACAATTTGCATACATTGCTCCGTCTGAGCCTAAATAGTACCACTTATTATTATCCTGTACCCAACCTACTTTCATGATTCCGCTAGTATCAAGGTAATACCATTGGCCATCATCATTTAACCATCCAGTAGCCATAGTTCCATTCAGGTTTAAATAATACCAGCTCTCCCCGACTTGCTGCCAACCAGTTAATAGCTTGCCCGTGGCCTCATCTTCGAGACACCATTTCCATTTAATCACAATATACACCCCGCTTTAATTTATTCTACAATTTGATTTTTGCTAATCTGCAAGATTACTTTTATCCTTAAGTTGTGCTAATACAGTAATCAACTTATCTGGAATAGGAAGTCCTAGTTTTGCTGCATTTTCCATTAAACTAATACCCTCATTGGCTATATAAAAATAACATACCAGTGTACGGAACACCCAGGAGCCTGAGTTAAGTAACCTATCTAAAGATACAGCAACAATAAGCACTACTAGAATAGTAAACTTTTTAAGCAATCCTTTGAATCCTACTGAAGAACTTAAAGTCTTATTAACTACACCGCCGAGGAAGCCTGTAATATAATCTAAAACCATAAACAAAATTAATACTCCTAGAGCTGTATCCCATGCTCCCATAACATAAGTGAACCATGTCCCAATCAATGCTGCTATGCTGTTAATAGTTTCTTTTTTCATAATTTACACTCCTTAATTTTTATTGAAAATAAAAGAGAGTAGATTTCCTACTCTCTTGCGACTACTTAACTTATATTGCGTAAAGTTGAAAATAAAAAGTACACCTTTTTTAGGTGTACTTTTAAAATGTTCTTTATATAATATCTAAAATAATTAGAACTACATATAATTCATTATTAATTCTGAGTATCCGTTACAACTGCATTATCGATTGGTGCTTGTACATCTGTACTGGTTAGAGCTTGTACATCAGCACTGGTTGTTGATGTATTTTCCTGTGTACCAGTTTCGCTATCTGATGTTTGAGTACCATCAATTACTTGTGCTTCATCAATAATTTGTTCTTCGTCGGTTATAGCTAAATCTATACCAAGATTTTGAGCTATAAATGTCAATAGTACAAGTGTTCCATTATTAGATATGCTGTCATCTTGCAATACCACTTCTGTTCCATTTACTGTAGCTACCTTACTTTCCAAGTTAATAACTATTGTTACATCCCCTTTAGTTATTGTAACTACTTTATTTTCACTATCCCAAACCAAATCTGCTTCAAATGATTTTGTAATAGCATTTACAGGTATCAAAATACCTCCCAGTTTAATCACTGGTGGTAAAGTTAATTTTGTATCATTACTATGTTTTAATAATCCCAATGATAAAGCTTTTCCTAATGGATTTTTGTCTTCATCAGAAGTTTGTACCACCTTAACTTTCGTATCATGTACTTTACCCGGTGTTTCTTTCGCATACACATTAGTTTGAGCGAAGATACCAGTTCCTAATAAAAGACTTAATGCAACTGCTCCTGTTTTTAGTGTTTTTTTCAATTAAACCACTCCCTTAATAAATATCATTGGTAGATATATATTGCCTCAATTTATTAATTTTATGGAGTATAACACAAAACTGTATTCCGAGCTTATTAAATACTATACAGATTTTCTATGTACTTTTCGGCAACTTGGCTACCATAGCATCAGCTTTAGGCCCATAGCTTTGCGTCCTTACCTTTAGATAAGTTTGCTATTATCGAAGACATTCTATATCTACTATTTTTTAGTATAAATATAATAATAATAAAAGTCAAATTTTTCTTGCTATACAATATCATTCAATTATTCCCCAAGTTGATTGACTTTCATTGTCTCTAGTTCATCGAATGTACTTCTAGCTGAGCAATCATTCGGCTTTGGATCTGAGCTTAGTCCTTGGTATTCTATTATATCTACGCCTGGATATATTCTTTTCACATCTACTACCATTACCATATTATCACGCTTTCATATAGAATTAGGCAAAATAAAAAAGCCTTATTCAGACTTATCATTTTGCCTTAATATAATTGTGTTTTATCGTTTTATTGTAACTTCAAAGTCTAGTCAGTCTTACCCTAATAATCCTACTAACTCAGTGTATTGTGCTTCTAAAATTCTGTTATTAAGCAGAAATACATCCAGTTTTTCCATCATTTCTTCTTTAGTTCCATAAGTATTATTTGCTATTACCTTTTTACAATATGAATATGTCATTTTTACATTCCTCCTATAATCCTAATTCTAATTTACTTAGCCTAAAATCTAGGTCTAAGCTGTAAGTTGCTAAGTTTTCTAATTCTATTGCATTCAGTTGCTCTGGTGTTTTTGGAACTTCTACATATTCATACCATACGTCCTTTGTATCGGGATTGCAGTACAGTATTGCAGCGTTACCAGCTGTTTCCTCAATCACTGGAAAACTATCAGTTACAAAGCCCATTTGTAACTCATCCTCTGAAAGAGTATTTGGGTTTTCACTAACTAATTGGGGAATATATTTCCCCTCACTAACTTTGATAAAATAACCTACAAATTTACTCATATTATATCTCCTCTCGCCTACCACATTATCGGATTTTCACCGTATTTTCCTGGGTCTACAGCTATATCATAAATAGGTATAGATGTCGCTCCAAGCTTTCTTGACCATAAAAGAACACCATCTGATGTTACTTTTGTAAATGTTCCATCTGCCCAATTTCCAGTATAAACATACCCATCTTTATCAACAGATATAGATATTGGTATTTTACCTGTTGTTGTAGATGTTGCATCAGTATTGAATGACCAAAGTAAAGTACCTGCTGGTGATATTTTCTTTATAAAAGTACCTGCTGATGGAGCAGAGTATACATTCCCTGCCTTATCAATAGCAATTTTACCATGCACAGTATTATAAGTAGTACCTAATGCAAGGTCATAGAATAAAGCTTTAACACCTGCTTCTGTGTATTTATAAATTTCACCATCATTCATATCATGCGAGAAAATGTTAACATTAGCGTCTGTAACTATACTTGCTATTGAAGAACTTATTGTTGATTGTTTTGCACTTGCATTCCAATTACGAACACCTGCAGGGGTTATAGAATAAGTCTGACCCATATCATCACCACCATAGACAGTTCCATTTTTGTCTACAGCAACAGATTTTGCAAATCTAGTAGAAGTACCTAGTGTGTGATTCCATTGAAATACACCTGAGGAATTAACTTTAGTAACTTGATACCCTTGAGAAGCATATACATTACCATCTTTATCAACAGCAACACCTGTACCTGCTGAGGGCATAGTGTAAGTCCATTGAATTTCTCCCAATGGATTAAATTTTATAAGAGAAGTGTTGACTGTGGCATACACATTTCCATTAATATCAGTAGCTACACTTTTTATAGCACTGCTTAATGCAGTAGTATAAAATACAGTAACTTCACCTGTTGGAGATATTTTATATATTTTATAATCTCCAGTAGCAACATAACTGTACCAATTATCTTGTGAAAAATTGATCCATGCACTTCCATTCCAATAATATGAAACAAGAAATATCCACTTAGTACCATTCCAATATCTAACTGCCCCTAGTACAGAGTACATTGACATTACAGTAGATTTCCAAAATTCCACATTTGGAGCAGTAGGTATTTGTGAAATAATCTCAGCTGAATTAAGGATTACATCAAGCTCTGTTTCACTTCTACCTATAAACTTCATAGCACTTTTAATATTGAATTTAGACACTATATTGCCTATATTAATCCATATATCTCCTAAAGTTTTAATAACAGGCTCAGTTTCTTGAAACATTATCTTATTAATTGTATTTGCTGTTTTTATCCATACATCACCATACTTAGTTGCAACAGGTGCTGAAGTGGCTGCTATAACTTTTATATTTCTATATCCAATGAAAGAGCCACCACCTATTCCATGTTCTCTTATATCTATCATTATGGTTGCTCTCCTTTCCATTGCTCATTAACATAAATTTGAGTTAATACTAAAGGTATACCGTCAACAGTAGCTCCATCTGCAGCATAGAAAGTTATTGTTCTTGTAGTATAATTAGGTGAGGTTCCTCCACTCAAGACAGACTTTTCAAGTAGTGTTCCATTAAGCCTATACTTTTCAACCCTGGTATCTATGCCATTATCATCAGTATCAAATTTTTTAGTATAAAACTTTGCTAAATTAGTAAGATCAGTTTCTATACCATTTAAATTTGCTGCATTAACTGGAGTTCCTTCTTGAATAACAGCTCCTGGAGATGGTACTAATGTGACAGTTCCATTTGGATTATTTTGCATATTAAAAGTTCTTGGAGTTTCAACAATTCTATCTACCCATACTCTACCCATATAGGCCTCCTTCCCAATCGGTACCACAATTAAAAGTACCACTGTATATAATATTTTCTTTAGCAATCTTAGCCAAAGAATATAGCAGATATAGGTTATTCTCTAGCCTATTTGCATCAGTAAAATCAAAGCCTTTTCCTAAGCTCCATATTTTTTTATTCTGCCATCCTATTGGTGTGATAAAATTATTTTTTACTTCATCTAAGTTGTTTTCTACTCTATTAATACTACTTATAAAATCTATGCTTCTCATGTCTCTATCTGTTTTAATAGTTAATTTAGGCATAAGATAATCCATATCTTTTAGATATTCAGCAATATATTGAGTATTAGCTTCAACTCTATTTAAGTCATCATCATTATAATAATCATCTGCTGTCCAATTTCTTTTAGGCGTTATTATATCATCTAACCTATAAATTGTTGTATTATAATTCGTTGGAGTTCCTAGATTATTATAGGCTGTTATAGCTATTACATATCTTCCATCAGTGGATTTAGGCACAGTTGCAGACCATATTCCAGGACCTGTTAAAGTGAAGGTTGCTTCAGCTCCATTAACAAGTCCATAAACATAAGATATATCCGAGGTTAGATTAATTGATAGTTGTTCATTCATTATCCTGTCACCGATACTGCTATTACCATAGTTGCACCAGCATCAACTGGATTAGGTGTAATTGTTATAGAGCTTATATTTGGAACGCTTGTATCTAAAGTGCCTGTTATAGTTACAGTAGTAACTTTTCCTGCTGCATCTGTAGTTGTAATTACTATGGTGTTTGCTCCCTCTGCTAAGGTCAATGCTTTAGAGAAATTACCACTGGTAACTGTTACAGCACCTTGATCAACATTATTTAATTTAATTGCAACAGTAACAGGAGATGAGGTAGCATCATTTGTTGTGCCTTGTACAACCATAGCTGCTACATTAGTTATAAAATTATTAGATGGATTTGTTACATTCAAAATTGGTGGTACAGTGTCCACTGTGTAAGTTCTGCTTGCTTGAACAGCTGTATTTGCATCAAAGTCACTAACATCTATAGTTACTGTATGAACACCATCAGTTAATGCTGAAGGTGGTGTATATGTGCAATCATAGCCATTAGTTACAACAGTACAAACCATGCCTGGAGATCCATTTGTAATTGCTGTTCCACCATCTATTTTTAACGATAATGAAGCAATATTTATTCCTGATCCGCCTGCTTCATCTCTTATTTGGAATACTATAGGTTGTCTAGAATTTATAACATAAGCTGCTGCTCCTGGAGAAGTAACTGTAATTGTTGGCTTTACTTTCTCTTTAACTGTAAGCTTTAAACTATTTCCTAATGTAGCATCTGAGTCATTTACTGTTTTTATTGTGCCTGCAGTATTAGTAGCTTCAGCTGTAACAGGGTAATAATGTCCAGCATTAACATTATAGCTAGTGGTATTTGGGGCAGTTATAGTTTTTTCATATTTTCCAGTTGTGCCATTAAAGGTTAATGTTTGCCAGGTACCATTAACCAATACTCTAACTGTATTTATAGCCATTTTTTATCCTCCTTTCTAACTTAAGTCTCCATCTTCTCCACAATAAAATGCTCCACAATAAATTAAGATAGACTCTAGTATCACTTCAACCTCTGAAACACTAATTGCAATAAGATATGATGTATTTATAGTTACTGGATTAGGAGTGATTGTAACACTGTCTATAGAAGGCTTTAAAATACTAATCGACAATATTGATCACTCCCCTAGCTTCAGTATTTGCACTTAAGTAACCCTGATAGGTAATATCATTTTTTGTTATGATGGCATTTTTATTTTGACCATAACCATCTTCTATTGTGATAGTATCATTTAACTCATGAGCTGGATTACCTCTCCATTTTGATTTGTATATAGCTCTATAGTTCTTTTGAGCTAATATCCAGTTAGCAATATTTATTGCATGAGCTTCGGTATTAATAAGAGTGTTAGTTTCAAGCTTAGGAACATCACCTATAGTTACTCCTTCATTACTTATACTTACAGTGGCTTTAATATCTAAGTTAGTGAAATAAGTTACCTCAACTGATTTAACTATCCTATCAAGGGCAATTTGTGGCTCTGAATAGGCATTCTCTAAATCAATAGTATCTAGTGAAGTATTAATGTCTAATGGACTTGTCTTTATGATTATTTTATTTTCTCTAGAAACAAAGATATTGCAGCATCCTGCTATTGCTATCATCTGAAGTACATCTTTACAGTTTGTCTTTTCCATTAATGCATTTGTAGTTATACCTTGAAGAGCTGCATCTATTTCATAGTTTGTTATTCCACATATGTTGAATACATCAACTGCCATTAGATAAAGGCTATAATCAATCTTTTCAACTAAATTTTCATAGTCATGACTACTCATTAAATCCAGGTTGGTCCTGGCAGTAAATGAAGCTGTTAATGATCCTTCGTCACTTGTCCAATCCCATAATAAGAAATCGCCTAATTGAATATATTCTGTGAAGGCACTGGTTATCTCAACACCTAGTTCAGCTTTAATCTGCTGCCTTTGCTGCAAGAATTTATAAAAGCCTTGAGGATTTAATATATTAAATTCTCGGTTAGAATTATTTACAGTGAATTTAAATTCTGCACTAGGCATAGTGCTTGTTGTAAGGTCTAATTGCTCTATAAGTGACATTTTAATTAAATTATTATCCTGGTATACTCTAACAACACCAAAGTCGATTTCGGCTATTCTGCATCTTCTATTGCCTTTGCACCACTTCTTTATAGTTACTTCTATGCGTCTATATTGGTATAACTGACCAATTGGTGTACACTGCACTAATATATTTCCTGTAATATCAACTGAGGCTACAACTAAATTGTCACCGTCATAAGCAGTAATATTAAAATCTGTTGCATATTCATTATTTGGTACATCAAAAGTTAGTGTAAGGCCCATTGAAGAATGACTAGAATTAAAGTTAAAATTTAATATTTGATATGGATTAAAGTATCCATTTTCATCACATAGAATATTGCTGCAAAAGCCTAGTTCCTTATTATTTTGTAAAGTGTCATCTGGAAAGGAAAAGCTACCATCTAGTTTAAACCGGTTAGGCTCAAATGTTGCTAGATTGTAGCTTTGCTCTCTCTTCTTATTAATTAGTTGCTGCTTATTGCTTATAGAAGCTTCCTCTGCTGTAATTATACTATTAACATCACCTGCTGCAGTAATATCGCTTATATCAAAGGTTAATCTGGCTTTTACAGTTCGTACAGGTGCATATACTGCATTCTTGTATTCTTCACTTACTGGATACATATAAGCACCTACCTTTCAATAATGTTTACTTTAAAATCTTTATATTGGAGTTTACCTTCTACAAATCGAAGTGCAGGGCAATTTCTATCTCCAGCATAAAATGTTCCTGTTTTTAATCCACCTTCCTGGGGATCTATATATTCCACAGGAAAAAATACAGGCGAAACTGAATTTAGAATTAAACTCATTTCTTCTTGAGTTAGTACCTTCCAACTTAATTCAAGCTTTCTCTTCGTTGCTATACGTTCAATAATCATAGTTCCATTGGCATTTCTTTCTGCCTTTGAAATATCCATTATTCCTGGGACATAATCTGAAGGTGTAGGAATTGCTACACCATTAGTTTTAATTATTGACAATTGCTACACCTCCTATGTTGTAATTATCATTGCATTTCCAACTCTGCTTGATTCCCTTTGATTATATGAGTAAGTTGCTCTTGCAAAGGTTGTACCATCAATATTTAGGTTTAGATTGATATCTTGATTATTATTAGAATTAAACTGATTTGCAGCCATCATTGCATTTCCAACCGAAGTGCCTATCATGTCCATTAAATCATCAAGTGGTGATATAACTTCTTTTCCTCCTGGATTATCGCCTACAATAGCAGTCATTTCACCATTTGTTATTCCACCTTTAGCAAGCTTTGGGATTTTGCCTATGGTTATACCAAAGCTCTTACCTCCTAAGTTACCAGGCAGCCAATCAGGCAAATCAAAATGTATTTTGTTCAATCCACTTATTACTGTGTTTATTGCATCAATAATAGAATTTAAAGGTACTTTTACTATGGCATATAAGCTGTCAAAGACACCTTTAAATATATCTCTAACTCCATTCCATGCCTTAGCCCAATTTCCAGAGAAAGTTCCTGAAAGAAAGTCTAAAATGCCACCAAGAGATTTAAACAATCCTTTTGCTACATCTGCAGCAATACTTATAAGCATACCAATTGTATTAATAGCAGAATTGAATACATCAGCAAATACAGGTCCAAAAGTTTCAATCAAATATCCAACTACAGGAGCAATAAAACCATTCCAGATTTCTAAAGCAAAATTAACTAGCTTCATTATAAACTCGCCTATCATGGAAACTAATCCACTTAGATGCTCAGTCCATAATGTCGAAAGCATATTTAATGCATTAGTAATTATAGGTTTTATAAAGCTCTCCCAGGCTGCTTGTATTATGTTTTGAATAGATTTCATAAATCCAGCAATGTTTTCAATTAATGTTTGTCCATACTTATCCCAGATTTCCTTGACGATTGACCACATATCATTAACTATAGTAGTTACAAAAGTTTTTATTTGAGTCCACACTTCAATAACAGAGTTTCTAAACTCTTCGTTAGTCCTCCACAAATAAACTATATTACCTACCAATAAAGCTATTAATGCTGACATAGCAAGGATAGGCATTGAAAATCCTGACATAGTTACCGATAGTGCTTTGAATGCTTTATCTAAAACTAATACTATATCACTCCAATTGCTTATTATTTGGTAAGATGCAAAACCTGCTAATATACCAGCTAATGCACTTACGACCACATTTTTATTTTCTGATATAACTGCTGCCATTTCTGCAAAGACTGCTTTAACTGTGTTAGCCATTTCTTGTATTTTTGCACTAACCTCTGGTGCATTAGTATCAAAGTTCATAGGCATATTTCCAACAGGCATAGATGCAGCTCCATCAAGTGAAGATGCATCATCGCTGCCACCTGATTTATCTGCAAGTGAGTTTATTTCATCAAATCCTGCTAGTGCTCCTTTGGCTTCTTTGCCAGCTTTCTTATAGGCATCACCAAGACCACTTACTGCACCTGCTTGCTGAGCTGTAGTTTTAACTTGTGCTGCTTGCTTGGAAGCTGCATTTCCAAAGAGTGCTTGACTAAACTGAGCAATAGCACCCATAATATTAGCTAAACTAGCAGCCAAAGCTGTTAATGCTGGCAGTATGGCATTATAAATTGGCAGGAATGCCTGCCCTAAGCTTAATTGTAGATTTTTAAGCTGAGCTACAAATTGAGCTTGTGCTGAAGCTGTATTTTGATTTAAGGAGTCTCCATACTTCTTGCTGGCTTGCTCTAATATAGCCATTACTCTGATCTGCTGCTGAGTTTGGAAACTTAATTGATTCCATGATTTATTATTAGCAAATTTTTTAAATGCCTCTGTGCTCTCAAGCATTGCCACGTTCACATTTATTGAAAGGTCCTCTATACTTTCTGTGTTTCCTAGAATACCACTTCTAATTCTATCCAAAACATCTTGCATGGATCTTCCTGTTCCACTTGCTACTATTGCTGCAGATTTTAAAAGTTCCTCAGTGTACTTCATTGTTTCGCCAGTGGATTTAGTGAAGGAACTTAATAAATTTCCATAAACAGCACCATATTTAGTAGCTTCACCTTTAGACATTCCAAAGGCTATTGCTGTATCATTCGCCCACTTTAAGAATTGATTGCTACTTTCGCCCATGATTCGTTTTATCTGGTTTAAGGCTGATTCAACTTCCATGGCACTTTGCACTGAGTCTTTAATTGTCTTACCTATAGCAAGACCAATCAAGGCAGTTTTTAGACCTCCCATTATGCTGGAAAAGGAGTTTTTAAAGTTCTGTATTGTTTTCTTAGCATTTTCCATCTCTTTTTTCATTGCTGAGAAATCTGCTCCTGCCCTGACCATTAAATTTTTTACAATCGACATAATATACCTCCCTTCTTAATATGTTGTTCCTCCGAGTTCAGCATTTATCTTCATAACTTCTGCAAGTATTTCTTCTGGAGTCATTTTCTTTTTATCACTATTTTGCTTAGTAAGCTGCTCATATGACTGTGGTCTTTTCTGCCATACAAGTCTGCTGGTCCATAAGGCCCCTAAATAAGTGAGTTGTTTTTGAAGCTCTATTTCTTCTTTCTTTTGCTCATTATAGACTTCAGCATATAAAGTTAATTGATATGGAGTTATATCATCATAGTCATTTATGCTTATTCCAAGATGGATTGCAGTCTTTAGGGATTCTTCCCAATCCCATTCGTCAGGCTTTAACTCTGATTGTTGTCTGCAATCCCTTGAAAGTTTTTTGATCCACCTTTAATCCCAAAGGAAGCATTAAATGCTTTACCCATCTTTTCTATAAGTTCATTAAAAGGTACCATGTCCAATAAATCTTCCATATCTTCAAGTTTTAGAACTTCGTTATGTGCTTTGGCATCTGTTATCAGTCCACAATAAAGTATTTTTTCTATTTGTTCAGAGTCAAAGTTTTCAAAATCCATCTGATCCAATGATTTCCCTGTTAATGCTCCAAGCTTCTTTAATGCTTTATGTCCAAACCACAGCATTCTTGGTCTATCAAGCTCTATCATTACAACATCATTTTTATCTGGCATATGTATTCCTCCATATCATTTATTTTTTCTACTTCCAAGTAAACATAAGATTATTAATGTGGAACAAATTATTAGCGTTATTTGTACTGCTATAGACACGATTTCACCCCCAAACTATAAAATAAATAGCCAGAGGGAAACCCCTAGCTATCAGGCTGTTTTTGCCACAACCACTTCATAAATTTTCTGCGTTTTTCCACTTTCATTTGCTAATATAGTGAGCATCTTAGAGCCTATTGCTAGCATTGCTATGGCTGCTGAAGCACTGCCACTTGTTAAATTCTGATTAAATACTCCATCAACATATAATGCTAAGCTATGATTTGCTGCAGTTGCTGTAACTGTTACAGATGTTGCAGTTAATCCACTGAATGCATAGGAGTATGTACCATTATTAAACGCTGGTGTTAACGCTCCACCAGCACCAGTAAGTGCTAATGCAGTAAGTCCACCTGAAGGAGTTAAGCCTAGTGATGGCTTACCACTTACTTTAATAGTTGCTTCAAAGCTTATGCCATCCTCAAGCTCTGCTCCTGTCTTAAATCCTGTAACTATTCCTTGAAAATCCCATGAAGCACCTAGAGCTGCAGGGAATAATATTGTATAGTTAAGCAAAGTTCCATTATTGAAAGCATCTAGCATTGCTTTTTGTCCGTTTGTATCACCTGGATTGAAGAAACCACTTGCGCTTACTTCTCCTGCATCTTTAAGGCCTTGTATAAATGTTCTAAACCCATCACTATCAAGTGTTGTAGATTCTATTGTATCAGCAGTTAAATCAAGACCACCTATGCTTGTAAGCTCTGTGATACTATTTGCTCCAATTTTTAATTTTGTACCTATAGATTGAAACATTGACTAATACCTCCTTAGTAATTTACTTTGATTTCTAAATCACACCTGTATTTTTCTATTTCAGGCTCATATGAGTCACCGATAACTTTTACAGTTATGTTTCTAACTTTAATATCTGAATCACCTACTTCTCTACCTAAAAAACTGACTAATTTATCAACAGCACTTCCACTCATGCGCTCGATATCTGAATAGTTATCTGCTATTAAAACCAATTCATAAATTCCATTAGTTTTAAGCCTTGATATGCCGCCTAATGTTTTGTCATACTCAGTTACACCACGTCTATAAACTAAGTATGGAGCTTTTGTATCTTTAGGTGCTACTAAAGGGAATACCTTATTGTTTAACTCTACTACGTTTATTAACTCAGCTCTTAGAGCTTCACCAAAGGTCATAATTGCCACCTACTTCAATTTGTCTATCTCTTTTGATAAGACATCTACAATTTCATTTTCAATTTTACTATAGTTGTTTACCATCGCATTCCTCATAAAGTGAAAACCTGGAATGTATCCACCATTTTTAGTTCTAAAGCCATATTCCTGGCTTGCTGGATAATAATATCTAATACCAGCTTTGGATTTCTTAACAAATGTATCATTCATCTTTGCATCCATGGTTACCTGGTATACTTTCTTACCTTTAACTTTGGAACGTTCACCTTTTAAAACTATTCCACGTCTTAGGCTTCCAGTTTTGTCAATCCAGCCACCTTTTCTCGCTATCTTCTTAGGTATATTTGCCCCTTTTTTCGCAGCTAAAGTAACACATCTTTGCGGAAGTTCACCAGCTCTCTTTATCATACGTTCAAGTTCTTTCATGCCTTCAATTTTATGTGTAGGCACTATACCAGCTCCTTGCACATAAGTTGTAATTCTATGTTGCGCTCCTGGTAATCTATAACGCTTTGAATACTGAAATATCTATCTTTAAATTTAATTCTCATGTCAGGAGTTATGTTTTGTTTATATCTAATCCTTATTTTATGAGAAACTTCACTATTCACAGTTTCAGCGGCAAAAAATTCCTTGCCCACAATAGGATTAACACTAGCCCATACAGTTACCACATCAGACCACTGCTCTACAGGTTGACCAAAAGTATCTTGCGTATTTACTAGTTTTTGAATAGTTATTCTATGTCTTAACTCTCCTGGATTCATAATCTCACCCCACTAACCTGGTAATGCTTTAGCCTGAAGTTGAGTTAATAGACTTGTTATTCCATAAGGCAGCTCGTTGGTCTTACCCATCATGGATGGATTTTCAAACCAATTTACAAGTAGCATTGAGGCGAGTAATTTTGCTGTCGGATCAATCTTTTTATAAGAACTTGTAATAGTACCATAATCAAGTCCTGCAGCTTCTTCTATAAAGCCATCTATTGCAGGAAGTAGAATACTTGAGACACGAGGCGGCAACTCAGCCACCTCGCTATATCCTAAAACATCAACTGCATCTTGTGAGGTCAATATCATGTTTTCACCCCTCAGTTACCTCCACAGAGAATGGAATCAGGACTATTTCAAGCCCTGTATTCTCTGATTCATATCTTAGTTTCTTTGACAACTCTTCATGCTCTTGAGTTGTGAGCGGCCTTGTTACTTTCATAAAAACAACACCATCAGCTTGTTTTATTTCAACAGCTTCTGGTGTCTGCTTTTTTCTAGCCAATTAAATCACCCTCCATCTTATTATGTTGCTGAATAACTCCAGTAACTGAATGAAGTCTTTGCAAATAGCGGCTTTCCACCGCTATAAAGCTTACCTCTCCATACTGTTTCATCAGAGGAGAATTTCTGAGAAGCATTAGCTTCAATAACAAAGGATTCTGATTCATTAGCAATAAAAGTTGATAAATCTCCATAAAGTACCGAATTAACGTCTGGCATTTGGGAAGTAAATATTACTGGTTGTCCATCAATAAAATATCCTGACTGCCATGAAGCTGTTATTGGTGCTGTAGTACATAATGGCATACCTGCAGCATCTGTCATACGCTTAAATTTCTTAAAGAAAGTACTACGTTTCATAACCCAAGATGCATTATCACCGTATGGGCTCTCTACCTCAGCTTGTATATCTGTAAGTTGCCCCCAATCCATTGTAGAATAAGCCTTCGCTTCAGAAGTACCTGATTTTATTGCAGATATTATACCTTGGAAAGAAGAAGTCTCTGTTGAACCATTTAATACATAGTTTTCACAAAGTAATCCTATATATTTCCCTATTTCCATTGCTAAATATTGCTCAAATGCAGGGATACTGTTTTTTAACAATAAGTTTTTAACAGTAATAGTTGCAACTACAGCTTGCTGAGAAATCTTTACCTCAGTAAATGAGAAGTTTAATTCGACTGTACCATCTGATTCTTCAGTTGGTGCACCAGTTGTTCCTATAGGTAAAGTTACATCACCAGTAAATCCAAACTTAGTTATTGCAGCATACAATCTGCCATATTGCTGTGTTATTGAATACACTTTGTCTAGTGTAGTTTGTGGAACAAGATAGTCAGCTCCACTAGTTACGCTACCACCATTCATATCAGTTATAGATCTCTTACCAAAACTTAATACTTCAGAATCCTCTTCACTGACTTTTCCATTTAGATAGCTTCTGTAAAATGCGTCTCTATATCTTGAACTGGACCTGAAGTTTTCTTGATTAATTTCATTTCCTTTTATGTCTTTTAACATGCCTAGCCCTCCTCTTTTTTCAACTACTGAATCTTTTAGTTGCTCACCAATTTCATCTAATCTAGTAGATACTGTCCTTAAATTTTCAGCTGCACCATTTAGGTCTTCTGTAGACATAGTCCTATGATTCTTACATTTTTCTTTTAGCTCAGACCTCTTTGCTTCAAGCTCTGTTTGCTCTCTTTTTAATTCAGCTATTTCTTTTTGGCTTAATTTCATTTTACATTCCTCCTACAATAATTCTATTAAACTAATTAAGGCTTGTTTTTTTAGTTCTTCGCTCTCATCTCCAACTGTATCTGGTACTGGATTAGATTCAGGAGTTGGTGCATGGTCAGTACCATCTACTGTAATAACAACAGTTTCCTCATAAGCTGGAAACACAACTATGCTCACTTCATATATTGCATTTATCTTTGTTACCACATCGATTTTATTTTCCCAATCTGATGCAATCATGGATTGATTATCAAACCAAAATGACATTCCATCGATTATTTCAGAGTTAACTCTGTCATATACGTAATCATCAAGCCATGTATTGCCTAATGTTACTTTTATAAACACTCCGACATCATCAATAGTAACCTCCATATTTTTACCTGCTCTTGCTAGAACCCAATTTGTATTATGGTCAAGCAATAAAACTAGTTTAGAGAAGTCTACTGTCGCTACCGAACTTTTGTCTATTCTTTCTACCCATTTACTGCCGAGGTACGGCTTTCCATAGACCCCGAATAATATTGGGTAACCTTTTAATATTCTAACTTGCTGTCCATTTACTTCTTCAGTTGCTGCTCTAAACTTTGATTTTTCATTTTCAAAATTCATTTTTCTTTTACTTTGAGCAGTTAATGGAGATCTCTTATCTTTATTTTCCAAGTTATTATCCTCCTTTACTTCCCATCATCTGGGTTATTTAGTGCTTCGCCTACTTTATAAACCCCTGGCTCTAGTGTTTGGAAATTCTTATTACCAAGGAATTTATCAAGTTCAGCTGGTCCTTTTGGCATTCCTAACCTACGCCTTATTTCATTTCTACTCATGATAGTTCCATACACCATTTCTTTATAAAAAGCGGTCTTAGCTGCCAATGTGCTTATTTCTAAATCCACAGTTTCGGCTTGTATTTTATTATAAAAAGCTATTTCCTTGAAAGAGAAAAGCTTATAGGTTAGCTCTTCTTGAATTTGATAAATAATTGGTTTCAATTTATTATCAACAAACTGCTCATTTTCTAGCTCTCCAGCTGTACCATTTATAATTTCATAAGATGGTCCAAAGTAATTGTATAGCTGCTTAGTTATATCTGTTAATAACTGTGTATTCAGTGGAGTCATCTTTAAATCAAGGTTATGAACATCATATTCAGCTCCTATCATGCCAAAGCCTGTAGTGTTTTCAGCTGTTAAGAATAAATCTTTAAACTCATTAAGTTTTTTAAGCAAATCTGGTCCTTTTAGTTGAGATTTTACTTGCAGTAATGCAGCTACTCTGCCGCTTGTTTCACTATCTTTAACGGCTTGATTCTGCATTGTATTTACTATGGTAGTATAGTTCCCAGTGGCTTGTTTAGGCGCACCTCCCTTATTAGTTGGAAACCTCTGTAGATGGATAATATCATCATAATAAAATGAGTAATCCGAATTTCCATTAAAGGTTATTATCAATCTCCCATTATCATCCTGATAGAATTGAAACTGTGTAAATGGAAGTACATACAAGGCAGCTAGGGTTCCATTATCATTCCATTCCGGCATAGCAAATGCATTGTTACTAACAAGATAATTAGTTATCATCTGAGTCCAAAATACTTGTGGTCCTTGATACTTATTTGTTCTAACTGTCAATACGTACTGAAAGCTATCATTTACCATTGTCATATTGCCTTCAGTATCTGCCCTAATGTGATAAAAAGGCACGCTTCCTATCTTTTCAGCAACAAAGTTAATAGCTGTCCTAATCTCCGGGATATCGTATATCTGCCTATTTATTTGCAGTATAGAATATCCTTGATTTAGAAGATTAACAAGTTTAGTTGCTGTGAGTTTATCATCTTTAAAAAAGTTTTTTACACTATTGAATAGTCCTATGTTTCTCACCACCTTTCAAATTACTGATATTCTTCAAACAGATCCTGTACTTTCTGATATGCAATATAGGCACATAAAAAAGACACATATCCATCAATACGTGCCTTTGATTTTGCTTTATCAGGTTGTATATTCGTGTTAACATCTATCTTCGCTGCAGTGTTGGTTGTACACCACCTAAATAAACCATTGTGCCTACTAAATTGAATTATTTCATCTTCAAAGAGTGACCGTGTTTCCTTCATAGGTACTGATAGTGTCTTTGCTCCCATAGCTACAGGGAACGTTACTCCTCTTCCATCATTATCTTCCTTAGGAAAACCGTTCATTTCCATGTCGTCAACCCAATCCCCGCCATGCCAACGGTCATATCCTATTTTCCAAAATGTAACTTGATACTTTTCAGCCAATTCAATATACCATTGTGTTACATCACTCTTCTTAACCATACTGCCATCACATATTTTAAGGAGTTCATTATTAAGTGGATCCATAGCATTGGTATTACAGAAGCTTTCATATGCCATTTTATCAGCTTTTGAATTTTGCTCAATTCTTTGACTTGCTATGAAGTATTTCTGGAATAAATATAACTTTCCCTTGATAGGTATAAGCACTGAAGCACAACATAAATCAGTAGTTTCAGCTAAGTCTACGCCACCTGCAGCATACTTATCTAGTATCATATCTAAAGTCATATCTATTGCGCATTTATCTACTTCCTGTAAATTGAAGTAAACAACACTCATAGAACTTGCTCTGTTCAAATGTTTTGCCAAGAAAGATGGTAATTGCGCAGGATCCTTTAAAGCTTTTAGATATTCACCCTCAAGATAACTCATAGTTGGTCTTGCTTCAATGAGTCCTGGATTTGCTTTTATCCAGCAACTTCTATCTTCGGGCTTATCATTATCATCTATTCTGAATATTATAGGGAAAAGTCTTTCTTCGCTTTTACCATCTAAAACAGCTTGGCATCTTTCAAAGACACTGTCAAATATTCCCTCTCGATTAAAACCAAAGGTGCTTATGATAAATATTAAAGGCTGTGTCCTGGCACCCATGGCTGAGGAAAATACATCATAAGTATTTCTATCTTTAATCGCATGCATTTCATCTATTACAACACAATGCGGGTTTAAGCCGTCTTGGGAATTACTATTTTTACTTCCTGCTTTCATGTAGCTATTCCCTGCAGGAAATAGAAGCATTTCTGAGTTGTCTTTATCTCTCCTAGTTTTAACGTGAGGCCTTAAAGCTTCACTACCCAATGCAAAATTCTTAGCTGCTTCATAAACTATGCTGGCCTGTTGCTTTTGTGTGGCTAAGCACCATACTTGAGCTGCTGGTTCCCTATCGCAAATCAGCATGAAATCAGCTATCGCAGATACAAATGTTGACTTACCCCACTTTCTGGCAACAAACAGAACCATTTCCTTGAAATATCTTACAACCATATTTAATTCACTATCATATATTTTAAATCCAAAAACACAAGCTGCAATATATTTTTGCTCTATAGATAATTCAAGAGGTTGCCCGGCCCATCTACCTTCTCTATGCTTTACTAATTTACAAAAATCAATAAAAGCTTCAACATCCGTATTATCATAAAATACTATTTTACTTTTGAGAAGTTTTTCTATTAATTTCTTTAATTTTTTAATATCTTTACCATGGCTCTTTGGTTTAGCCTCTATATAGTCATGCCAGTCTTTTATATACTGTGGAATTTCAATTTTTACTTTAGCCATTTTTGCCACGATTTATTATATTAAATAATGGGTCTTCCTTTTTAGGTTCTGGTTTCGGGATTGCTGGCATTAGGTCAGTTAACTGTTTCATAATTCCCATATGGTTTTTAATCATTGAATTATATATCTCAACCTCAGGGGATTTCTTTGTCCCCCATTGATTTTCGCCATTTTGATATTTTGAGACAGTACCATCTTTATTTATAGTCTCTTGTAAATCTTTCAGAGTAACAGTCATAAAGGCAGCATTCTCAATGAGTGAACTAACCTTATTCATAGTGTCAACTTCCATATCTTTATATAATCTTTTAAGTCTGGCAACTTCTTTCTTGATCCTTTGTTCTATTGTTAATTCTTTTTTACTCATTTAAAATCACCACCTTTACACCACACCCCCCTATACGCGCGAGCCTCGAGTGATATGTTCTCTTGGACACACGGTGTCCGTGGGCTAGGTTATTTTTCATTACCCCGGGGGGGTTAAAAACTTCTGCAGTCCTATACTTCTATCATGTTCTTCCTCATGACAATCATTACAGATGTATTCAAGGTTATCTGGATCATATGCAATGTTCCAATTAGTTTTGTTTTCATCAGTTAACCATTTCTTATGATGAACTATCTTACCTGGTTTAATCTTCCCTTTCTTCATGCACCTTTCACATAATCCATTCGACCTAATCATTACAAATCGTCTTGACTTCTTCCACTCAGATGTTTGATATATCTCAGGATGTCTTGCCATGCTCTATCCTTTCTCATACCACTACTTAGTTGAGACCTCTACTTCTCCTCAGAGTTAGCACCTTATACATCTTGCTAAACTTTTTATCTGGTGTTGCATCTATTGAGAAGTCATGCTTACTGCACCTGTCCAGTTTCCTGTGATTTTCTTTTATATCCCTCATAAGGTCCTTTACATCTATTGACATACTATTACCTCACCTTCACTAATTAAGTTACTAAATCTTATGTACATATTTATTTTTTAATTGTATATACTATATTAACTATAATTGAATATGGGAGATGAAAACCATGATGTTTCGCTTTAAGCTGCCTAGGCGGACAATAGTCATAATTATATTTATACATTAATTATGATGTGTCCCTCGGATGGAAATCCGAGAGCTTAAAACGACTATTAAACAAAACAATTAAATATATCATGGTTTCACTTCAACGGAATTTGGCTACTTCGGTAGCCTTTTTATTTTGCATATGAAAAAAGAGCCCTGTTAAGAGCTCAATAATTATATATTAACATCCTTCTTAGTTTTTTTTATTTTTTCAACCTTATTGATATTAGCTATATTTTTAATAAAATTAATTATATCTAATAAATTTATAAGTATATAAAATAAAACTACGTTTACTTCAACATTGGTATATATTCTAAATATATGGCATATAAGAATATGTATACATATTAAAACTAAATTCATTTCAGTATGAAACAATGCTTTAATATAAGATTTCTGTTCGCCGGATTCATAAACACTTACATTAATATGTTTGTCATCCATGCTATCTGAAAAAAATAGTTTGAGCATTTCATTTACCCATTTTATGAAGTACATGGGTATTGCAGCAATCAAGTTTATTATTATAACTAAAAATAATAGCTTTATTATATCTAATTTTAAAAATAAAACTCGCTTATAAAAAAAAATAAAAAGGAATCCTGGTGCAATAAATGAAATAATAAAAATTATAGACGTCAGTAATAATCGTAAATTCTTTTTTTCTATAGCTTTTATAATTAAGTTTGTAATCTCTTGCATTTTTTCACCCTCTCTCCATATAATAAATTCTATACAAAAAAGGGGTTTCCTGCTATTGTCGAAGAATAATATCTTGTATACTTCTTTTTATGGAGGTTTTATTACTATTTTATAGTCTTTTATAGTTTCTATTATAATATTTACAATGATTATTATTTATCTTATTCATCGGCACATAGTACTCACATGTTTCTAATTAATTTAGTAATTAGTAATAACCAACTCCTTATACTTTCCTCTTGCTTTCTTTTCTTTACTTACAGAGTATCCAACCTCTACTTCTGTAAAATTAAAATCTTTATACCACTCTCTTACTTTCTCATGGTCATTTATAGTTAATAAAAATTTTCCTTTGATATTAGTCAACTTATCTCTTAATAAGAGATGTTCTTTTTCTCCAAACTCGTTTCCATATCCAGTAAGTCCAAAGTAAGGAGGGTCTGCAAAGAAAAAGCTATGCTCTCTATCATATTTATCAATTATCTTTTCAAAGCTCAAATTCTCAACATAAGTATTTCTAAGCCTATCTTTAATATCATTTAGAACATTTTTATAGAACACCTGAGGTTTAGGTCTTGATGTAGTTCCATATCCATAATCTTTCCCTTTACCTGCAAAGCTTTGAGATATCAAATATAGAAATCGCACAGCTCTATTTATTTCAGTAAGATTAGCAAGGCTATAATTTTTGTAATCTTCAAAGATATCTCTTCCTGAAAATTCATATTCCAACATTCTTTCTATCTCTGGCGCATGATATTTAATCATTCTAAACAAATTGATAAGTTCTTTATCAATGTCATTTATTACTTCTATCTTGGAAAGCTCTTTGCCAAAGTACACCCAACCTGCACCAAAGAATAATTCCACATAGCACATATGGTCAGGTATCATTTCAATTATTGTTTTTCTTAATTTTGACTTGCCTCCCATTCTTGGGATTGGAGGATTCAACATATTTATCACTTCCTTAATTTTGATGTGGGTTAAAAGGTCACACCGCCCATCACATCAATAAAATTAAAATAAAAAAACACTTTTTTCTAGGTGCTTACTATACCACATACTTATTAGTTGCCGTTTGCAATGCATCTCACCAGCCCTAATCGATTCTAGTTAGAACTATGAAAAAAAGAGCTCAAGTTGAGCTCTTTCTTGTCTGTAGTCACTGCAAATTTAATCATTTTCTGGACTATCATTAACTTCTTCTAGTATTCCATTGCAGTTACAACAAATTTGATCATCAGATATATTTGATGTATACCATATAGCACCACACACTGTACATACTAATTTTCTCATGTCTATCCTCTTTTCTGTCAGATAATTATTAATCTTATTTCTCCGCTATTAATAAGATGATTATTACCTTCGCTAATTAAAATATTCGATATCAGAATTAAAATTCCTTTTCATCTTTATTAATTTAAATTATATAAAAAAGAGCCCCTCTATAAGCTCCATATCACTTTGAATATCGAACATGTGAATGACCATCTTGAAAAACTTTCTTTGTATTGCAAACTATAAAGCAATCTTCTACAAGGAATATGATATACTCTTCTTTCTTTTAAAACTGATTCTTTATTACAATTCCTTTTCAAAATAAAAGGCACCTAGCTAGAAGGTACCCAAATACTATTATAAATATGAACATAAAAAAGCAGCTATACCTGGGAGGGAACCAACTGCAATCTGAAGGGGGTTATTAATTAGGGTTTGGGAGTTCCATATTCGTATTATATAATATAGATTATTAGCTAACAATATATACTATATGAATATTCTGTTGAATAAAAGCACCCTATTGCTAGAGTGCTTAACTGTTGCCACACAGCGTTGTAGTCCCTGTCGGCAATCAACCTATTTATTCATACTATCATTTTAAACCCTTACAATTACTATTAAAATACCATCTTTTTACCACGCTTTTCTCACAGGCATTTCAATTACCTTCATATCAATTTCTTTAGGTTCTAATCTTCCTTCATCTAAGCTCAATAATATTTCAACCTCTTCCCTTGGTAAAGAAAGCTTCATGTTTGCTAATTCTTTAATTATTTGTCTCTCATCCAAAATATCGTTATCTAACAGGATATCCACAGCCCTTTTTAATACAGTAGGTTTACTCATTATTAAAGTATTATCCAAAGGCTCTTCAGTCCTCCATCCTAGCCTACTCATTTTCTTCATTAAAGCTTGATAGGAGGTATATGATAAAATTTCTAAATGATTTGCTCTTACCAACATAGCTGAGATAGAAGTTCTCCATTTCTTCTTAAGTTGTTTATAATAGTTTAAATCAGTTGGATATAAGACCACATCTTTTGTGAACGTACTCCTAGGTAAGAGAAATGCTGCCGCAAAAGCATGTGCTTCATTTTCCATATTTCTTATCTCTTCTTTTGACAAATCTTCTAAATCTATAAACCCATCATGAAGAACTAAGTGTCCTAGTTCATGCGCAGCACTAAATTGCCTTCTTGTTGCTGATCCTCTATCATTTCCCAACACTACAACAAAACGTTTTTCTCCATTAATGTTTTGCTGCTGAGTAAAAGCATCGATGTTTTCACTATTCGTAGGCATCGATGTGACCACTATTCCATTTTTCTCAAGTATATATATCATATCTGTTATAGGATCTTCACCTAACCCCCAATATTCTCTAAGCTGCATAGCTATTTCTTCTATAGATAATTCCTTATTAAACTTTGGAAGATTTAACTGAGGAAACTCAATATAATCATTTAAAAAATGATACAACTTACCTACTATCTTTGTTCTTTCCTTCTGTGCACTTTCTTCTTTTTTTGTCATCTTACTTGATGCTCTAAAATATGTATTTCCTAATACTATTTCTAAATCATCTTCCTCAAAAAAGTACTCTCTAGGAAAACCAAGTTTACTTGTTATTTTCATCAATGTTTCAAACTGCGGGACTGCTAACCCGTTTTCAAACTGAGATATAGCTTGTTTTGACACTTCTATATCATCGGCTAAATCGGTAATAGTTTTTCCTCTATACTTTCTTGCTGCCTTAAGCCTTGCCATATTAAATTTTTGATCTTTGTGTAGCTCATCAATCGCCTCTTTTTTATTATTACTTAACATTTTTCATGTTAACCTCCTAAATGGACCAATTTTTAATTTTCTTCCTTCTTCTTTTGTTTTTCTTTCTTCTCATCTACTATACTATTTGCACTTGATTTTTGTTTACTTGATTTTAGAGTTAGCTTAATTTCAGGTTGATTCTTCATGTCATCATTGCTGGTGTCAGCAATATCATCTATGCTAGCTTCTATGTATTTACTCCAATTATAAGTTTTAATTATGTCTAGTTCATATGTAGCTATATTTCCAGTTATTTTGCTTACGCCCTGATCATTTACCTTAAAAAGAATATTTACACATCCTACAACCTCATCTTTAATGCTACCTATCATTCTCTCCAAGTCATCTGAGATATATTCTGCTGTCGGGCTATCCACATCTTGTTCAAATAACGTAGTTTGCTCGCACTTTACATCTTGAAAATGATTGTTTTTCGAGTTAAGTATTCTGCTATAGTGATAAGCACTTTTTTTATCGCCTTTTATTTCTTTAAACCTATCTTCTTTCATTATAATATATAATATTTTTATATCGGTTCTATATACAGCTACAAACTCCCATAGTCTACCTCTCGCAATAGTGTAATTCTGAAAAGGCTCCCTGCTAAAATCATCTCTTACGTTTGTAAATATATTATCCCATATAGTCTTATCTCTCCCATTCTCTGTTGCTAGATTTCTATCCTTACAATACTGCTTATACTGTTTATCTGCATCTTTGATACCTTTAATAAATAATTTGATATCTCTAACAGATAGAACCTCATCTGGAATACACCTTTGACCCATTCTCAACACCTCTTTACCATATTAATATTTTATATATATATTTTAGCATATGTTGAAAATTAGTCAAGTGAATAACAATAATTTCTAATTTTTTTCTATATTTTTATACCTTCTATTCCAAATAATAATATAGATAGTTCAATTAGCATCTCATTAACCCAACGCCTTGATGTATTAACACCACAATTAAGTTTTTCAGATATCTCTTCATATGTCATTTTTTCTATGTAAAACATTCTAAGTGCATCACTTTTTTCAAGCGAACATAACTTAATCTGCTTTTGCTTTAATATTTCCATGGCCATATCTATATGTGCTATCATGATTAAAGTTTTACTTTTACTTCTCTTTATAGAAAGTATATATAACTCGTCCCTTTCAATATCACCAAGATCTATCAAGTCGGTTTCTAATTGCCTAACATCATCTATAGCATTTTCAACATGCTGCCTTAAATCATTATAATGCTTAAGTAATAACCTTGTATTATGAAACACATTCTTCCTTTGCTCTTGTTTCTTCTCTTTATCATATTCTTTAATAGCTTGTCTTGCACTCTCCTTAGCAGCCTTATTTATAGTTTCCTCTATGTTTATCTGAGCTTTCATGCTTGTCCCCCTTTTGCGATTCTGATAATATTCTTTTCTTTTATCCATTCGCATCCCCTAAGAAATCCATTTAGAAATATAATCCTATATTTTTTGAACCCTATTCCTTTTACTGAAACTATCCTTCCTGTATGAACCATGTTTTCATATCTAATAAATTCTACTTCATCATCAATTTTATATTTCATGATTGTTCCTCCTCTACTAATCCACCGCAGCACTTATGGTTAGCTCCACAAAGCTTTTGGCACTCTTTTCTTATGTCACAGAAGTTGCAACACATCCCATGGCAACCCATTTGCTCATTATATTTACATCTATACTTCTTAATTTTTAACTGTCTTTCAGCTTCTCTCTTCTTCTTACCCTCATGAAATGCTATTATTAGAGCAGTTGCTGCCGTTACCCATAATATTGCTTCCCTCATATATCTTGTACCTCCCCATACCTCTTAGGTTTATTTAAAGCTATTCATAAACTTGGTGCCCATGGCTGCTACTTGTATAGCCTCACAAGCCACCAGTTTTGCATAGTGATGTAACATCTGTATTGCTTCCGCTGGATATTCATCTCTTCTGATAGCTCCCCAAAGCAACTTAAGTTTTTGTTCTGCTCTATCTAATTCTTCTTTAGCCTCTTGGACTTCCTCCATGATTACCGCATAGCCTTCATGCATTGAATTGAACTTATCTCCATACTCTTCATTTGCTCTTTCTAACTCTATTGCAGTGAGTATTTCTACTCCTCTTAATAAATCTTTCATCTATAGCACCCCTTCAAAATTTCATATACTTAAATAACCTATAGCCTGTTATAAATCATTGATTTTAGAGCATACTATTTAAATAACTCGCTTGAGTTGATAATCATGTTTTCTAACATTTTTAATAAAATAGATAGCTCTGACTATAAACGTTTAATTGAACTTTCTATAGTTGTACTTTTTTTACTTATTATTTTATTAATAAGCTATATACTTTATAAGCGTATGACAAAGGACCTTTAGTCCTCGTTAACCTTGATTCCATAAACCTTATATAGCTTTTTAAAATCCTGTAATCCCTTTAACTTAGCTTCGTTATGATGCGTATTGCAAAGAGAAAACTTGTCTCCATTGTTGAGATTATAAACAACTCCTTGCTTACCACAGACACAGCACTTGGAATGTTTAATGGTCATATACAAATACCTGTTTATATCATCTGTTCTATCTACACCTTGTCCAGTAAGTGGAATGTCACGTTCCATAACATAATCCATAATGTAATTTATTAATCCTCTCGCAGCTTCTAAGCTACAATCACTCAGGCTAAAGAACTCAATACCTGTTTCATCTGCATATGCCGAAATCATGTCATATCTGACTAGCTCTCTTGGATCCCCAACATAATCTGCTATGTCCTTGCAGGTGGCAAATATCATTTTTCTTTGCTCCTCTGTTATCCTTCGAGAATCCCAAAACTTAATTACTGCAAATAGCCCTTTATTGCTGGAGTATTTAACAATTTCATCTTTAGAAAGAGTAGTGGCAACCGCTAATAATGTTTGATTGCCATTCTCTTTAATTTGCAGTACCTGCACTGGCTGCCACATTTGTTTCACTTAATCAACTCCTTTGATTTATCTACATTAATTGTGTAACAATGTTTGGGTTTAAATTATATAATGATAGTGGAATAGGATAGGCTTATATATTTACCTCCAACAAAAGTTTGTTATATCGCGATGACAGCTTTACCCCCTAGTCTAGTGAAATTAAATAATGAACAAACTTTTGTTGGCTTTTTAAAATTACTTTTCAATAACCGCACAATCAGCTTTTAAAACATGATTTCCTTCTCTCTTTTTATCTTTGACCTTAACTAAATAATCTTCATCAAGTTCTCTTATTACCTCATATTGAGCTCCTATATATTTTGATTTATTCCACCAGGCACTTGGGTTTGTGCATTTTACTATCATTACTTTCATGTCATTCCTCCTAAGCACATTTAATTAATTTTGTTACTCTGCTTCTATGTACTGCAGTATGCTTTGAACCATTGTCAAAGACAATATTTAAGGTTACATTGCCAGGACCATACACCCTAACAATTTCACCTTTAATTTTTCTTTGGCCATGCTGAGCCTCTATGATATCTCCAAGCTTTATACTCTTCTGAATATCCTCAATATTTACTTCCTTCACTAGATCATGTCTTTCTACTTCATCTTCTTCATAAACTGCTTTGCAGCCTTGGAACTCTAAAACCCAACCGATAGAATTAATGCTAATCACTTTGTCCTTAAACTCTATTAGGATGTTATTATCAGCCTTTCGCCTTATAACTTTAGCTTCAGGTAACTTCTCTAGTAGATCCTTTAGCTTTGCTTCCTGTGTACTGTTGAGCTCTGTAAGAGCTGATTTATAATACAGTATCTTGTCCATTGGCAACACAGGTATCTTGCACCCTGAAGTGAATTCTTCCTTGCCCTGCGTATTAACATAAATAGTTTTATAGGAATCTTCATACTGCAGCTCCATTGCTAAACCACCACCACAATACTTTATTACTCTGTTTAAATTCTCATTTTCATATATGTTATTTTTATATAAGAAATCTTGCTGCCCAAACGTTAATTCTAGAAGGTTTATAGGTTTCTCAGTTTCTGGGCTTATACCTTTAGGTGATAATTCTGTGTACGAAACCTCATTATTTGGTAATTTATCCACCGTTTCTGTGTACAAACTAGGCTTTTCTGTGATTATTTCAGCCTTTTGTGTAATTTCTATATCCCAAAGCGTTAGCTGGCCAGGAATTAACTCTTGAAGGTTCTTATTTTGCCTTCTCATTAAATCACCTTATTCCCCAAAGCTTGGACAACAAATCCAAACTGCGAAGTTATTTTATTTATCAAACAAACTAATTTGTCTATCATCTATTTTCTTAGCTATAAATACATCATCGTCAAGCTGCACTTCTCTATCGTCCGTATAAACACCATCCGTTTTGAACTGCTTCTTAAGACTAGTTGTTGTATTATGCTTGAATCTTGGCTTTCTATAGTAATATTTTTCACTAGACATTTCTCCATATTTACCTTCTTTGGGTAATATCTTATAAGTCTCTGGTAATTCGATACTAAGCTTTAAAGTAACTTCTCCGCTTTCAAATTCTTTATTATAAACTCTAGTTATACAATCCTTAATTGCTGCATCTAGTTGTTCTCTCATTTCATCAAATATAGGACTTGTTAATTCCATTTCTAAAACTTCACGCTGTAATTTATTTTCAACAAACATTATAAATTCTCCCTCCACCTTTATAATTGGCTTATTTTTATTTCTACTCTTGGATTATCTGAGTAGAATTTTCTAACTCTTAAATCTACTATTTGGCTATCATCATCGAAAGCTAGCTTATTGAGTGCATCTAAACATATCTTCCCGATATTATCAGCATCAGGCTTTTTAGTATGCCTAATTATGCCTTCAAGCATTAACTTGGCATTTTTCTTACTTGTTGATTTTAATATAGGGAAATATGCATCAATTACTGCTTCTAGCTCACCATCTTCCTTACCTTGTCCACTAATAATAAACAGCTCTTTAACTAAGGTTTCATAGTTAACGGTTTTGGTTGGAGTGTAAGTCCCCCATTTACCAACTCTCGGTCTACCTTTAGCCACTGGATCTCCTGGAACAATTATCTTTACCATGCTGGCTTACTCCTTTTTATACCTCTTTTAGCTTTCTGTATTCTTTATGTATTTTCAAAGAGATGATCTTCTGCTTGTTTGGCTCCCCTAGCTTTAACCTCTTTCCTTTTTTGAATATCTCTATGTGTTACAGCAGCCTTCTCACGAGCTGATAAATCACTAAAATTCATTTAATCATCTTCTTTCATTTGATTATTATTTGATAATAGATAGGTGAAACTGTACCCTTGCGACGTCCTATATTTGAATTACGACTTAAAAATACCGCAATACTCACTCCTGAATAATACGGTATTTTAATAGATTATTCGATTTTTAATAATTATAATAAATAATAAGAAGAATGCGACATAACATGGGTTTGTTACATTCTTTAAGTAATATAAGCATTAAATTATTTTCATGACTCGTCATTGGTGCTATTTCCGCCAAGTTCTCTAAATAAAAACCCCAAATATCAACGCTTTGAGCAATTTATCAAATTATAAAAATATATCACCGGCAAGTTAACGAAAAAATGGTAATAATTCAATATTTTTTATTCAAGACCATTGTATTTATCTGTATCATATTTTAGTAATAGCTGTGTTAAATGCTCAGCGTGCCCCTTTTCTTCATTAATTATTGAATACAATGCATACCTGACATCATTATAGGGGATACTAACTAGCTGCTGTTCATATAGGATAACAGCTTCAAGTTCGCCTTTTATGTCTTCTCTTACATTATTTAAGATTATCTGTTTATCATAGTTTGGTGTATATGTTTGCATAGTTGACTTAGGGCCTAATTTATCACCAATATGATCTTTATATGCTTGATATTGTGCTGTGTCATATTTGCGAAGTAATGAAAGAATCATGCCATAGTGCTTTTTTTCATCTCCCATGATACTTTTCCAAGCTGCATTAATGTCTTCCATGTTTGAATTTGCAATATGGTCAGCATAACCGTTTATCGCATCAATTTCAGCTATTAATATCTCCCTTAATTTATTTGTATCAAGTCTCGCAATTCCTTGTGGCTGTCCATATGGATTAGTGTAACTCATTTTATACCTCCTATATTTGGACTTACTTAAATTAACAGACAGTTTTCATAATATATTATTCATCAATGTTCAATTATGTTCTTGCTATATATAAGAGCTACCCGAAACATAGGTTAGTACTTTAATCTAAAAAGATAAAATATAAACTGCATTCTCTAAGCCTTACTTCCGGAGTTATGTAGAACTGAAGTATTTTAATCAGTAATCGCTACTTTATGCAAGTTGCAGGAAAAAGACATTAAGTACGTTATGTTCTACAATAATGCCCTAATTTGTGAAGTATTCTTCATACTATGCAATAGATTTCCCATGATGTTAAAAATGCTTCTACTTTTGTATACCGTATTATTCAATTTTCAAAGACCATTGTTTGTACTTTTAATTTCAATAGTTACGTCGACCTTTTCTCAGTTCGTGTACTACTCATTATCTCTTCTGCAACTTCTTCTACTTCTGCTAGCCATGAGTCAAGCTTTTCTCTGCCTGGTCCAATTCTCTTACAACACTCGGTTCTTAACGGACATACATGGCATTTATCCTTGTAGTACTTACTGCAAACTTCATTCGCTTTACTCATATATCTCACCTATTCCTTCAATCTGTAATTATTTTCCATGCCCTCTACTTGAACTAAATGCTGCTTGCACATCTGAACTACTCTGCTTCCTAAACCTTCATCTATGTCTAAAATTTCATCAACTGATAACTCTGAGCTAACAATAATAGGCAAATAGTTTACATATCGGTAATTAACTATCTCAAACATTATTTTTACATCAGAATCAGTAACAGTGCCTTTATCTTTTTGCTTCTTGAATAAGTCATCTATGAGTAGCACAGGTGTTGTTTTATACCTTGTAACTTCTCTTTGGTACGCTTCCTCATCCATGATATTCTGCTTTAGGTAGGTTATCATTTCTCTAAACTGAAAGTATCTAACCTCTACACCTTTATTAATTAATCTCCCTGCTATAGATACCGTTAAATGAGTTTTGCCGCTGCCTACTTGTCCAAGAAAAGCAATGGAATTATGTCTACTTCCTTTTATATTGTCAAATTCCGTAAAATACTGAATAGCTTTAGCTTTCATATGCTTGGCCATAGGAGTAATAGGTTTATAATTTTCAAAGGATAAATTCTGATTTTCAAGTTTGATACCGGATTTCTCCCACATTCTTAGTAGCTTGTCTTTCTTATGACATTCACATTCTATAATTACATCTTGAGCATTTTCTTGTTTTATTGGTATAAAACCTAAATCTCTACACTTAGCACATTTATAATTCTCCAAACTCTGAGGTATCGACTCTTGAGAGGTCTGGGGTGTCTGTATCGATTTTGACTTTATATTTGCTCCTATTCTGCTTAATATCCCTTGGAGCTGATCCATTTGCTGTCCCTCCATTCGTGCTTTTTTCAAGTTCCCAAATATCCAAAATAACAGGTTTGCAATAACTTAAACTTCTTATCTTGTCTTCATCATGTTTAGGTTTATGTCTATTGAAAGCTTCATCAATACCAGAAATTATTATGCGTAAAGGAATACTAACACCCAATTCCTCCGCAACTTGAATATCTTTAGGTTTTAGCCTGAAGGTCGGTACTCCAGATTTTTTAGAAAAGTATTCAAGCACTTTAACATAAACTTTTTCTTTTGCAGAGACGGCATCTGCATTTTCTTGTGCTTTAATATCTTCTCCTTTACTTTCCTTTACTTTCTCTTTACTTTCTCTTTCTCTTTCTATTTGGAGATTAATGTCTGCATTATCGGCAGTTATGTTTACAATAATGAGGTTTTTGTAAGCATTAACCTCATTTTCACTTAAAAGCAGGTATTCTCTGTAAAATTCATATGATGTTCTTCTGTCTATCGCAAGCAAAAATCTCTTCTGAATGCCCTTTGAAGTAAGTATTTTATATGTATCATATAGGCTTTTATTAAATAAACCCCACTTTAAACAGGACATTATGATTACATTAACTCGATTAATGTCAACATTAACCCTCTTAGAAAACTGTAATTTCTCCTTTTCTGTCCACATAATGTAGTAATTAGTTTTATAGATTTTCTGAAGAAGCTTTATAAAAATAGCAAAACCCTCTAATCCATACTCAGCTTCTACAAGTTCTATTTCATCATCTATACCTGCATTTACATCTAAGGGAAAATAGTCTAACCCCTCTCTTTTAGGTCTTGCCATTCGCTCACTTCCTTTAAGGCTTCCATGTTATTCTAGTAGCTCTGGATTTTCATATATATGACCGACAACACTTGATACTTTTAACCAGAATCCTAAGTCCTTTCTGAGCATACTTCTTAATTCTTCATCCTGCCATTCTACATAAAAACCTACATGAGAAGCGTGTTGGTCATCACAAATATTTTTGTATTCTCCATACTTAACAACGCCAATTTTTTTGTTATTAAAGTTGTATGGTATTAAACTGCCCTCGTAAGCTTCGTTACAATTTTTATCTTTAAACCCTGTGTACTCAACTATTTCAATATCCTCTAGCTCTGCAGCCCAATGCTCATCACCTTGGATTACTACTAGCTTGCCGTCAGAATAAGTTAAAAAATAATCTCCTCCAATTTCTAGCCACTCCTCATGTGTCTTGTCCCAAACTTTAAATTTATGTTCTCTCATGGCTTCCTTCTTATATAAATTCCAGTTCTAAGCCCTTATCAGCTATATAAACTGGCTTTCCAGTTAGCTTTTCTATTTCTTCTTTAAATTGTGCTGCATTACTATTGCTATCTGATAGATGTATAAGAGTAATATCTTTAACCTGGCTTAAATCATTAGACTTTAAAAACTCTTTCACATTTTCTAGTTCAAAATGCGATTTAATTATTCTACTCTTCAAGCTCTTAGGAAGGTCTTTTCCCTTTAAAATTTCCATACTGTAGTTGCACTCAATGAGAATATGATCTAACTCATTAAATTTGTATTTACAGTAGTAAGAATCTGTAATGAAGAGAAGCTTCCCAAACTCTTTATGTTGAATTAAAAAACTTAGTGGTTCAGCTGCATCATGCTGTGCCTCAAGCGGAAGTATTATGTATTCCCCTAATTTAAATACTTTCTCTGCAAATATAGCTTTTATCCTATGACCTCTTATCCCTAAAGTATCAAAAGTAGACATGCTTGCATACGCTGTAATGCCATAACTAGTTAGCTCATCTACAGCTTTACTATGGTCCTTATGCTCATGAGTGATTAGGCATCCTATAACATTACTAAGATTAAAATCCAACCCTTTCAAAATAGTTTTATAGGGGAGTCCACACTCAAGCATTAAGGTTTCTTTTTCTCCTTGGAGTAGGTAGCAGTTTCCGCTGCTACCACTCCCTAATACTTTAAGTAACATTAAAAGTCAGGACCTCCTACAGTTGTCTGCTGAGCCTTAGGGTTAATAACAGGAGTTGTCTCAACATCAATTACCTTACCTGCAGGAGCTTCTATGTCCACAACCTTGGAGTTTGCTTTTTCCTTAATCTCTTCCTTAACTTCATATTCCACGTTGTTAACTAAGTCTCTTTCCTCATAAGTTTTTTCATCATCTGTTCTATCAAATGTTTCAAGCAGCAAATCTGAATCATCGGAAGTATTAATAACCATCTTACAAGCTCTATTTATAACTGACTTCTTAGCCATCTCTTCAGCAAAATCCTTATGAACTTGTCCACCTGTTTTTGATTTACTCCACGCCATTTTTATTTGATTGAAATTCATTACTTCAATATAATTTTTACCATCATCTTTAACTACAACTGCATAAGCGCCCTTTATCTTAGCTAGGTCTATATTCTCAAAACACTGTTTATGTTTAGTTATCTTCTTAAGTCCTGTTTCCAAGTCCAACTCAAACTCAAAGTCATCATTTTCATAGATTATGTTGGCGTAAACTTCCTTAATACCCTTTAATCTCTTGGTTACTGCAGCGGTACCCATGTAACTTCTCATTAGAGTTAATTTAGTGCCGTATACTACGAAATAGCATTGCTTCTTTACTGGATTTAGGCCTTGTACAACCATATCCATTAAAGTATTGGCTATGCTGTCCTTAGTGCATACTTCTAAGGCTGGCTTAGAGTTTTTATCTTGTACACCTTGAAGGATTAACCATGCTGATTTAAGAGCATTTTCAGCACTATAATTTTTAGGAATAACTAAATCACCTTTAGCACTTAATTGTTGAACTCTTGAAAGTACACCATCTGTTATATTTCTCTCCTGTTGGGTTGTTGCTACTGCTTTATTTTCACTCATTTATATTTCCTCCACTCTTAAAGTTTTATCTTTGCTAACTATTAAGTTAATTACCTGGCTGCCAGTTTCTAATATTTGATTAATCGACTCCCTATTGTCTATGAAGATAGGAGCTTGTACACCGTAATACTCTGATAAAGCTGATATTATATCTAGCCCTGCATTAATCTGTGAAGCTGTATTGGCATTGCTGAAAGGTACTCCGTTTATAAGAGCCTCACATGTTTCAACTAAGCCACCGTTTACCTGAGTATCAAACAATTTGAAAGACACATATTTAAACTTTGAATTTATACCACTTTCTAAGAGTTCAACCTTTGTCTTTATAAACTCTTCACAGAGGAACTCTTGACCTTCTAGCTCTGCAATTTGTTGAGCTAATTTCTTTTCTTCATCCAGGAGCTGTGCGATTCTTGCCTTAGTGTTTACATTCATATCTTTATAATTTAATTGCCTATTGGTGTCCTCTAGCTCGTGCTCTAGGTTTCTCTTTTTTACCTTTAAGTCAATTACTTGATCAATAGTTCCTGAAGGTTGCTGGAGCTTTGCCTCTAACTCTTGAACTTGTTTTAGGGTATCTTGATACTCTTGATTTGCTTCAAAATTTAATGATGAGGTAAAGTTGTTAATTTTATTGTTATTATCCTCAATACCAGCTTCGAATGACTTAAGGTATGCTCTATCCGCTTCAAGCTGCCTAGTTGCTCGAATAACTTCATTCTTATGTGACTGAAGCTTATCTTTCTTAACCTTGCCTTGATTGTTAATGTTAGTAAGTCTCTTAGCTTTATTAAGGTTAAAGTTCTCTTGCATAGTAAGTTTTTGAGACTCTACGTCATGCTCCTCCAATGGTCTATTACATGTTGGACATATGAAGCTTTCCTCTGGAATCTCTAACTCTTCTTCACTAAGCTTTCCGTACTCTTCTCTTAAAGTTTGCAGTTCATTTTCTAAAAGAGTTACTAACTTTTCATCATCAGCAATTTTGTTTTCTAAGGTTCTTATATTAATCTTGCAGTTTGAGACCTGATTATTTAGCTCATAAAGTTTGACTTTCAATTCATGAAGAGGCTTCTGAGCTTCCTCTTTAGCTATAAACTCAATATTTCTAAGCTTGGATTTTATTTCATAGAGGTTGCTCTTTTCATTCAGAAGTTCTTCATTTACCTTAGAACTATCAAGGATCTTATCTTCCACTGACCTAATTTCTGAAACTATACTTGTCTTCTGGAGCTCTAAAGCTTCAAAATCTATTTCCTTTATAGAATTATTAAGCTCATCTATCCTATAAGGAATTGATTTAATATCATCATTCAGCTTCTTTCTCCTAGCTGCTAAAGACTTCTTGAATGTATCTATATCCTTATCTACCAAAAGTGCTTCTATGGCTCTTAAATTGCCTTTATAGCCTATAACCCTTTCTGCAGTTATATCTCCGATAATATCTAACAGTGCTTTTCTTCTATCCTGCCACTTCATATTTACACTGAAGTATAAAGGATTGCTTATTAGCTTGAAGAGCTGCTCATTTATAATGCTGTTTATCTTCTCTTGGTACTCCGACTTTTTAACAGGTACCTCGTCTATGTAATAAAGTGTTTCATGTCCTGTTAGCTCTCTCTCGGCTTCACCGCGTTTCTTAGTCCACTTCTCTTTATAAGTCTTAGTAAGAGTTATATCTCTACCATCTACACTTAATACACCAGTGACCTCATGATCTAATCCGTGGAGCACATTGTTATTGATATCTAGGGTCTTAATTTCAAATGTGGTCCTATCTTGGCTATCTTTATCAAATAGCATCCATGTCGCAGCATCGAATAATGTTGTCTTTCCTGTTGCGTTCTCTCCAAAGATGTTAGTAATCTTTGAAAAATCTATTGTTAAGGCTTTTACGCCTTTGAAGTTCTTAAGCTTTAAACTCTTTAAAATAATATTCTTTGACATTTTCCATCCTCCTAATATACAATTGAATTACGAATTTTTATTTATGGTTGCTTAGGCAACTCTTTTTTTATATCTAAAATTTCCAAAATTTCTATTGTGCCTAGCTCTGCTACGTCCGCAATAGTTTGTCCATCTTCTCCATATATCTCTGTACCGTCTAAATTAAAGCTTTCCTTTATGCTTTCTGTAAAACTTATTAAGTCCTTCAAAGCTTCCCTCAACTCCCATTGCTATACAGCAAAATTTATATAAGTTTAGATATTGTATAGGCATACTTACCCTCCTATCTCCTTATTGTTATTAGCTTTGCAGTATCAATTTTGTAAAACTCGTAGAAATCAGCCATCTTTCTTGTAAACAGAAAGTTATTAGGATTTAATCCTTGCCTACTCAAAAACCTCTCTTCTTCCGGTGTTAGCTTTTTGCCGCGTTTCAAGCTTCTCTCTCCCATTAATTCATCATAACTTTGACTATTTCTACATCTAACTCCTGGCTCTTAGCTACTGTTCTTGGATCCTGTAAACCATAAAGTTCTATATGCTGATATAGTTCTTCTTTAAGCTTGTCCATCGTTTAAACTGCCTCCTTCTTGTATCTATTAACAAAGTAGATTTGCCCTTTTGCTGTAACTTTAGGTGTCTTGGTTGTTCTTACGCTGCCATCAGGATTATTGATTGTTCTAACCTTAATTTCAAACAGTCCCATATCCATGGACTTTTGTGTCGGCATATTATAGCTCTCACTTTTTCTACTGATTAAATATCCATCCTTCCTTAAATCTTCAAACATCCTATTTTGACCTATCTGTATGTTATTCTGTCTTAGTATCTTTGCTAAATCTCCAACTAGAATACTGTTATCAGATATTTCAAGAGCTTCAGCAAAAATTACTCTAGGTCTATCCTTTTCCATCTGGTCTTGAAGCAGCTTCCTCTCTTCTCTTTCCTTTTTATATTTACTTATAACATCTAGTAGTAAGTCAGGGTTGTCCAACAATTCATCTTTGGCATACATACCATGCTTTCTTATGTCCTTAAGAATCCCTTTTATCTTCTTTTTAAATTCTTTAGCTATAGGCTTTCTGCTCTGCATTAACACTTCGTACAATCCATCTTCAGTAATCATTGTAACTTCTCGGTTTTGACCTGAACTAAGGATTGTTGAGTTCAGCTTTTCAGTATCGTCTATGCCTCTTAGCATTTCAGTTGAATTACTATGCTCAATCCAATCTGCTACATCTTTTGCTAAAAACAACGGACTTTCAAATGTGCCATAAACTTTAAAATCTTTTCCTAATAACTCTCTTTGGTCTATAATTTGCAAATTATTCAATTCTTTTTCCTCCTTACTTTGCTTTATTATCCTTTTTATCATCTATGTACTCGTAGCCTGGACCCATGATATACTTAACTGCATCTTTAACCTTATCAACTCCTGAAGCACTGATAGTTATAATCATTCTGTTCTTACCATTAACTATTTCCTTACGCTTTTCCATAGAGCTCACTCCTTTTGTTGATAGTGTGTTCTCTAATCCTAAAAATTAAACTACGCCATTGCGGCACTAAAGATTTTTTAGATATGTATATTTGCTTAAGAAGTGGTTAGAATGGAATGATGATGAAGTGTTTAGGTTTTTAGGGTTTAAGTAATTTTTAAGTTCTCCACTTTATATCCTCATTAACTCATATCGTTTGTCTTTGCACAGTTATTTCATTTAACCAAGCTATGAACCTATCTTTATTTATTAGAGTTTTAGAGCCTACCTTAAATGCTGGAAAGTCTGGTTTATATGTAAGCTCTATCATCTTGTTTCTTCCAATCCCTGATAACTTAGCAGCTTCGTCTATTGTTAAAGTTAATTTTGGCTCTTCTGGCTTATTTTCTTGTAGAGCTTCTTTAATAATGTCTCTTACCTGTTCTGCTGTAATATTCATTTGCTTTTCTCCTTTCTATTAATTTATTTTCTTATTGTTGCGTTTCGCGTAACTTTGTTGCAAAAAAAATATTTGTTGGATTTTCAATTTTTAAAGTTCTAACTAATTCCTCCATTTCTTTTTGTGTAAATTTTTCCGGAGAATTATTTAGCTTAGTGGACAGTGTTTTAGGTGATACACCAATTTCCTTAGCAAGTTTTTCAATCGTATATCCATGAAGTGCCATCTGTGCTCGTAACATATTTATGTTTACCATGTTATCCCCCCTCCTTTGTTTGTTACGTAAACCGTAACTCAATAATATCATCCGATTTTTTCTTTGTCAACACGTTTCACGAAACTTTTTTCTTGTTTTGATATTATTTTGTTGCGTATTAAGTAAAAAATGTTATAATATAGGTAATATGAGTTTAGGGGGCTTTTCAAATGGGAATTAGCGAAAAGATCAAAAGCAGAAGAGATGGTTTAGGATTAACGCTTCAAGAAGTTGGTGATCATATAGGTGTTTCTAAAGCTACAGTTCAGAGATATGAAAGTGGAGAAATAAAGAACTTAAAATTAGAGACTATAGAGAAGCTAGCTGAAATATTAAAGACTACACCTGCATATCTAATGGGCTGGGAAGAAGAAAAGAAGCCAAATCAACTAGAAACACTAGCAGCTCACTTTGAAGGAGAAGAATTTACAGAAGATGATAAAGAAGATATAGAAAACTTCATTAAATACGTAATATCTAAAAAGAAGAAATAGGCACCAGGGGATATAGGGGGACGATTAATGCAATACGAAAGTCTAGAGAACGAGATACAAGCTAAAGGTGTAGAAGTCATTCATATGCGGTTTAGTGGTAATCTAAAAGGCTTGTATGCTGATAGTACTATAGCAATAGATACTAAAATAGAAACTGAAGCTGAGCGCTGTTGTGTGCTTGCTGAAGAAATAGGACACCATTACACCAGTTTAGGAAACATAACTAATCTAGAAGATATAAGAAACCTTAAACAGGAAAAGAAAGCACGTAATTGGGCTTATGAAAAGCTTGTAGGAATAACAGGTATAATAAATGCTTTTAATGCTGGAACTAGAAATAATTTTGAATTAGCAGAGTACTTAGGTGTAACAGAAGAATTTTTAGAAGAAACTATCAAGCATTATAAAGAAAAGCATGGATTATATTATGAGCTAGATAATTATATAGTATATTTTGAACCTCTCGGGGTTTTAAAAATGTTTTAATACCTTAACGAAGTTGACAGATGTATTTTATATCTGTCTAAAATTTTACATAAGTAGGTGATAATAAATGGCAGTAAAAACTAATTATTCAAAGAATGGAATTGACTATTACAGGGTTACAGCTTCCGTAGGCAGAGATAGTGCCGGAAAGCTTATTAGAAAAGAATTCTATGGCAAGAGTAAAAAAGATGCTGAGAATAAAAAAGATGAGTATTTAGATGGATTAAAAAACGGCTTGAACATAAACTTTAAGGAGGCTACACTAGGTAGATTAATGAAATCTTGGCTATTCGAAGTTGTAAAAGTAAAAGTAAAACCTACAAGCTTTGAAAAATATGAAGGCATTTATAGGAACTACCTTCTAAACAGTGAAATATATGGGGCAAAAATTAGCGATTTAAAGTCATTACAATTGCAAAGATTTTATAATGAGCTTTTCAAAAATGGGAAGAGTAGCAATTCTATAAAAAGTTTAAATAAGCTACTAAAAAGCTTTTTAAATTATGCCGTTGATGAGGGATATCTTTTGAAAAATCCTTGCGCAGGTAAAAAAATAATTATACCAGGAGAAAATGAAAAAAACTTTGATGAAGATACCGAGGTTCAAATTTTTACAAATGATGAGATTAAAAAGCTAAGAGAAGTAATGGAGGGTAGTAATTTAAAACCTATTGTTCTAATGGCTCTTGGCACTGGATTAAGACAAGGGGAGCTCCTGGCACTAAAATGGTCAAATATTGCAAAAGATTATTCAGAGTTGAGAGTTGAAAAAACTATTAAACGTGTAAAAATAATTGAAGCCGACGACACTAGTAGGCATGAGATAATTTTGCAGGCTCCTAAAACTAAAAAAAGCCAAAGAACCGTACCAATACCCTCTAAGCTAATACCAATACTTGAAGAACAAAAGCTGAAACAAAATAAAGAAAAAGCTAAAGCAGGTAACTCGTATATTGATGAAAAATTTATTTTTGCAACCGGAAATGGTAAACCAGTAAGAGCCAAAAATCTTTTTAATAGTTACAAATCATTGTTAATAAAAGCAGGAATTGAACATAAAAAATTTCATGCTTTAAGACATACGTTTGCGACTAAACTATTTGAAAAAGATATTCCATTAAAGACTGTATCAGAATTATTAGGTCATTCCGATATATCAATTACTGCGGATATATACACTCATGTCATGCCTAAACAAAAAGTAATAGCAACAGAAAAATTAAATGATTTATTTGATTAA